TAAAGGTTTCCAAAGAACTTCAATGGAAACCAGCATGGAGCCAGACTTTACGACTGGTAACATTCGCTACAAGGCACGCGAGCGTTACTCTTTTGGATGGAGTGATTGGCGCGGAATTTACGGCTCGCAAGGCGCGTAAGTCGTTAATTTGACTAAGAAAAAATTATTTTTCGAGGGGCTGAAAAGCCCCTTTTTTTTGCTTTAAAAAAAATCTCGTAGCGTTCTCGACCTTTGTATCGTATAAAACATTTGTACAAATATTTGCATAACGACACGGGATAGTTGTATAATGACCTTGCTTTCAACAAACAAGGAATGGATACGATGGAATTAAATCTCAATTGGTCAGAAGAAACAGTCCACACAGATGGGCGTTTCATTAGCACTGCTACTCCTAACCAAGAGTTCTGGTCCGTGTGGCGCGAACAAAAATCAGCAGTGAAAGCGGCTGGTTATTCTGTCAAAAAAGTTGACGGAAATTGGGTCGCTACTAGATTGCGTGACAACAATGCTGCAATAGCAGAATCTCAAGCTACAGATTCTGACATGGAGTTTCCTGTGCCAGAAGGTTTGTCTTACCTTCCTTATCAAAAAGCTGGTATTGCTTATGCTATGCAACGGTCTGCTACGCTTATTGCTGACGAGATGGGGCTTGGTAAAACAATACAAGCTATCGGAGTGATCAACGCAACTGCACCTAAAACCGTGTTGGTTGTTTGCCCAGCATCTCTGAAGATTAACTGGAAAAACGAGATGACCAAATGGTTGGTTGCTGATCGTGACATCCAGATCGTCAACGGCGGTGGCGAGCAGATCCCTGAAACTCCAGACGTAATCATCATTAACTATGATGTTTTGTCAAAGCACGCTTACGCAATCAAATCTCGTGTTTGGGACATGGTTATCATGGATGAAGCTCATTACATTAAAAACAACGACGCCAAAAGAACTAAAATTGCGGTTTCAATAAAAGCTAACCGAAAAGTAATTTTGACTGGCACTCCAATTACCAATCGTCCTATCGAGCTACAACCTATTGCTGGTTATCTTGACCCTGCTAGTTTCGGCAACTACTTCAAGTTTGGTTTGAGATATGCTGGTGCTTACAAAGGTCGTTGGGGTTGGGACTTTGACGGAGCTACTAATTTAGACGAGCTTCAAAGAGTTCTTCGACAATCTTTTATGATCCGCAGAAAAAAAGATGAGGTGTTAAAGGAGCTTCCTGAGAAAGTACGTCAAATCATTGTGCTTCCTAACAGCGCTTACAGCGATGAGATTAAGAAAGAATTTACTACGTTGGCGGACGCAGTGGATGAAACGTCGTCAGAAGATATTGATTTTGAAAAAATGTCAGGCGTTCGACATGAAACCGCTTTAGCAAAAGTAGCTGACGTTGTTGCTCATCTTCAAGACGTTGATCATCAAGTGGTTGTGATGGCTCATCACAAAGACGTAGTTGACGGAATCAAATCCGGCTTAGAAGATGCTGGCAAAACAGTGGTTACCTTAACTGGCGATTGCAGCCAGTCTCACAGGCAAAACTCGGTAGATACTTTCCAAGCTGGTAACGCAGATGTGTTTATTGGAACAATCGGAGCAGCTGGCGTTGGCATTACCCTTACTTCAGCAAGCCACGTTGTCTTTGCTGAGTTGGATTGGGTCCCCGGTAACATGTCACAAGCAGAAGATCGATGTCACAGAATTGGGCAAGAAAACTCAGTGCTGGTTCAACACTTGGTTGTTGATGGATCAATCGACGCTAGGCTTGCACAGGTCTTGGTTGGCAAGCAACGAGTTTTAGATAAGGCGCTCGACAACGTAATTGTTAATGAAGTTAGCATTGAAGACATTGCTTTAACTGTACAAGACGTTGAAAAAGCAATTACCGTTAAAACAAAAAAACAACCTAAGCCTCTTTCTGCAAAAACCGTAAAGTCTTTACAAGAATGTGTGCAAAGGTTATGTGAGGCTTGCGACGGAGCGTTGGAATTAGACGGGTCTGGTTACAACAAGATGGATTCAGGATTCGGTCACTCACTGGCTAACCAAGCAGAGTGGACTCCTGCACAACAACACGCTGCGAAAATTATGATTAAAAAATACAAAAATCAGTTAACAGGTCTTGGAATGTCAAAACAATTTAATATAGTCTTTGGCTAAGGCATCCCCCGTGTCTAGACTAGCAAAGTTAAGCCAACCTATTCCTACTTTGCTTCAAAAGGTTTAGCTCACCTTCGGTCGAAACGAGCTTTTTTTTATTGCATCTTCTTTTTTAGTGCTATACTCCAAGCGTCAACTACGGTATTTGGATGGTCCAAATGCTGGTCTAAACTTTAAAAAGGAGGCTGTAGGATGACAACACATTTTACTTCGGGAGTGACCAATGTTTCGGCTGACGGAACCTTGGGTAAATTAAAAGCTCCAGCACCACAAAAATATCACAGCTATTTCAATGACTTTGATACTTATCTGGCAAGCGACTGGACGATCACAACAACAGAAGACGGAACTGGGTCTGCGACTGAAGCGTTAGCTGATGGCGATGGCGGTCTTTTGTTAGTAACTAACGCTGCTGGCGATAATGACAATGACTTTTTTCAGTTAGTCAAAGAAGGATTCAAGTACGAATCTGGAAAGCAACTAGCTTTCAACATGAGACTGAAGACTAGTGATGCAACGGAAACCGACATTGTTGCTGGTTTACAACTTACGGACACATCTCCGCTGGACGTAACAGATGGGATTTTCTTTTTGAAGTCTGATGGCGGCACAACTGTTACTTTTATCGTTGAAAAAGACAGCACGCAATCCACTTTGGATTTGCCTAATGCATTGGCAGACGACACTTTTATGACCATAGGATTTGTCTACGATCCCAAGGATCAGAAGTTCCATGTCTTCCAGAATAATGTTTTGGCTGGCACTGTCGTAAGTACAAATGTTCCCGACAACGAAGAGCTGACTGTTTCATTTGGAATTCAGAACGGCGCTGCCGCTGCAAAAACTTTGACAGTTGATTACATTGGCGCTTATAAAGAGCGAACCGCTGTCACTGAACTATAAGTAGGAGGTGAAACATGGCTGACGCTGTAGCCTCACAAACCATTCAAGACGGACAGCGAACCGCAGTGATGCGGTTCACCAACGTCAGCGATGGAACAGGCGAGTCTGCGGTAGTAAAGGTAGATGTATCTGCCTTGGCCGCAAACTCAGCTGGACAAGCTTGCACTGAAGTTGCCATTCAAAGGATTTACTGGGCTACCGTAGGCATGTCCGTTAAATTAGATTTTGACGCAAGCACTAATGTATTGGCAATTGGTTTGCCAGCAGACTCGACGGGTGACGAGTATTACGATAACTTCACTGCTATCCCAAACAACGCGGGATCTGGCAAGACTGGCGATGTGCTTGTAACCACTACAGGTCATAGCAGTGGTGACACCTACATGATTATTCTTGAGCTAATCAAGAAGTATGACTAAAAGTAAAGTATGACTGCTCAAGCGCCGCCGCATCTTAGATATCGCAATATGATGCGGCCAAGCCCATATGGCGGCGGAATGTTTGGCATGTTTGGCAGAAGGCGCCCTCCTCCTTTTTTTGGCGGAGGACAGTTTGGCGGACGCAGGCCTTTCCCCGGAATGTATCGAGGCATGCCTACCTTTATGAACCGCAGGCCTCCATTTGGTGGAGGGTTTAGACCTCCATTTGGCGGAATGCAAAGGCCTCCATTTATAAGTGGTGGAGAATACAAAAAAAAGATGCCTCATTTTGGCGGAGGGTTTAGACCTCCATTTGGCGGCAATGAAGGCGGGTTTGGCGGAACTGACTATTCTGCTCAAATAAGTGAGTTAGAGAAGAAGATTAAAGAGCTTCAGGCGCAATTATCTGGACAGCCAGCAGCTTCGCCTGCAATGCCAGAGCCTTTACCAGCGATGCCAAAACCTCCAACTGCCTCTTACAACCCAGTGCCACAGGTTGATTTGGGTGCTTATCAACAATTCAAGGCAGGAATTAGCCCAGATCGTGATGAATACTTGGCTGGAATTCGCGCAGAAAACCAATTAAGACAAGATAAAATAAATTCTGGCGAATTGGTTCCAGATCCTACTCAGATGGATCGAGGGCCGCGAAGGTATGTTACAAAAGCTGAAGCAGAAATGCGTATGCGCCAAAGAGATGCCAATATGGCAATTGAAAACGCTAAAACTCCACAGCAGAGACAGGCCGAAATGATGGCGCTAAACAGAGCGCAAGAAAAAGCAGCAGGAATAGCAGGAATAAGCTTGCCTGACTTTAACGCGCCACCCGGAATACCGGCTGCAATACCTGCACCTGCACCTAGTCAAATTAGTTTTCAATCAGGATTGCCTCAAATTGGAGTTCCTAACCAGTCGGGGGGACCATCGCAGTATCAAGGTACTTTGCCTAATTTTAACACGCCACCCGGAACACCAATTGCAATACCTCCCTCTGCTGGTGGCCAATATGAAGAGCCTGCAAGAGAGTTCTTAAAAGGCACTCCAGCCCCCTTGGACCCAAATTATATTTTACAGCCGGGAGATCCGGGGTATGTGACAAGCGGT